GCAAGCATGATAATTGACGGCGACATAGAGCCGGAAGAAAACGAAAGATACTTACTCAATTTAAGAAAGCGTGTACCGTTTAACCAGATGGACCCGGAAAAGGTAAAAGAGATCAGGAGAAAAGGCGCGGAAGCGGTCAACCAATTACACGGCAAGAAAAAGACAGCTAAACAGGCGTTGGCCGATGTTCTGACATTAAAAGTAAGTGATGAAATAGTAAGCGCAGCGGGCATTGATCCGGCGATAGCGGCGAAGCTCAAGAGGGATAATCCTGACGCGACAATGTACGATCTTATACAGGCGGTCGCAGTTGGCCGCGCTCTTGAGGGCAACGTCAAGGCTATGGAGTATGTAAGAGATACACACGGCGACGCTCCTATTAAACAAGTAGAGATAACGGAAAATATCACGACAGAGCAGGACAGGGAACTGCTGAAACAGATCAACGACCGACTACAGGCAGCCGAAACGGTCCAGATAGTAGAAAGCATAGTCAGTGATCCGGAACAGGATAATACTATAAAATAGATCAATTATTCGCTAAACACGTCTTTCGCGAATAGTTGCCGAAGTGCTTGAAACGCAGTAACGGCAAGGGTTTGAGGGCATTTATAGAACGTATGTACTACCATAATCCTTGTGCAATATGTATAGAGATCATACAAAAAATATGTATCAGTCAAGGAAGTAGTGTGTATCTATACAGTATATAGAGCCGGATCGGACCCGGATAGGCACCCCCCGGCCGTGGCCGCCGCCCCCGCCCGCGCGGGAACCCCCCGTTGTGCTAGCAAAAATTATATAAAAATAGAAATGGGGTAAACCCCTAAAGAAGCGCATAAATACTGGAAAGTAGGAAAAATAAAGTCAAGAAAACGGAGAAAGGGTAAACCCCATGCCAAGTAAGAACACAAAAATCATAAGTATACGGGTACCGGAGAGAGTGGATTTCAGTAAGTATAACGCGGGTAAATTGATAGCCTGCCTGTATGACATGATCCAATGCGGGGCTATACAGATAGAGAAGGACGAGATAGTAGTACCCGAGACACAAGAGACAGAGCTGAACATGGAAAACTTTTATGAAGCCTGCCACGCAAAGAACCTTAACCCGCAAAAGGGAATAGATATGTGTACTCAAATGATATGGCGGCAAAATTAAAAATCGCGATTCGCTTCGCGAAGGAGAAAGATGATAAGCCAGGAATTATATTCAAGTAAATCAGATGAATGGGAAACGCCGGACCACATATATGATGCATTAGATGCGGAGTTTGAGTTTACATTAGATGCTTGTGCAACCAAAGAGAACCATAAGCATTTTATCTACTACTCAAAAGAAGATGATGGGCTGGCGCACTCATGGGCTGGCGCGAGAGTATTTTGCAATCCACCTTATTCAGATATATCGAGATGGGTTGAGAAGGCATTTAGGGAAACGAGGAATGACCATACGTTAGTGGTGATGCTTATTCCATCAAGGACGGACACGAAGTATTTTCATAACTTCATTTACCAAAGGGCCGAGATCAGATTTGTTAAAGGCCGCGTGAAGTTTGGCGGTAAAGATAATGCACCATTTCCAAGTATGATAGTAATTTTTAGGGGAGCTTACGCATGACAAGGGAAGAAGCCAAGAAAGAGTTAAGACCGATAAAGGACATAGAGGCAGATATAAAGTCGGTGGAGCTTGAGATTGAGCGATTGATGACGATAGCGACGAAGATGACACCCTCTTATGAGTATCATACGTCAGGATCACAGAAGAACCGGATAGAGGAAGCCTTGATACAGATTGAGGAATACCGGGGAAGATTGGCGAATAAGATAGTTGAGAGCATTGACTATAAAAGCAAGTGTCTTGAGAAAGTGAACAGAATACGTCCGAAGACCTTGCAGACGGTTTTAATGTACTATTACTTCATGGATTACACGATGGAGAAGACCGCAGAGGCGATACAGAAGTCATATCAATGGACGTATACGATATATCAGTCAGCTTTAGATGAATATTGTAAAATTTCTGAGTCTACTTGATAGAAATAGATAAAAAGTCTCATTATAATGATATTGGAAAAAAAGTTTGTTTAATCTCCTTCCGAGGGCCAGTTGAAAGCTGGTCCTTTTTGTTATGGATTATAGAGAGTTAAGAGAAAAAGAATACGACTATTGCCGTGAGAATTTGGAATACTTTGTAGATACTTACGGGCATATAGAGGACAAAGACGCAGAGGTTTTGGTGCAGCCCTTTAAGATATGGGACGATCAGAGGAAGGCACTAAGACAGTTCAGGGATAATAAGCTAAATGTGATTTTAAAAGCCCGTCAGTTGGGTATCACATGGCTTGTGCTTCATTACTCATTGTGGAAGATGCTAAGACCGGGACGAACGGTTATAGGACTTTCAAGAACAGAAGACGAGGCACAGGAGTTAGTAAGAAGAATGGCGGTCATCTTAACGAGTATGCCGTCATTATTTGCACAGAAAAACGATCAGCCTATAAATTGGGCTAATGCCACTTGGGAGAATACTTCCCTTATCCTTACAATACACTTTGCAAATGGGCCGGATTCGGTGTTCAAATGCTTTCCTTCATCGCCAAATGCGGCCCGCTCCTTCACAGCAGACTTAATTGTGTTTGATGAATGGGCCTTTCAGCAGTTTGCAGAGGATATATGGAAGGCTGGTTTTCCTACTATAAACAGACCTAATGGCGGTCAGGTCATCGGACTGTCCACTATAGAGCGCGGTTCCTTCTTTGAAAAGGTATTTACCGATCCTGATAACGGATTTAATAAGATATTCATTCCGTGGTATGCGGACCCAAGGAGAGACGACCTGTGGTACGAAAACACAAAGCGTACTATGGGCGACATGATAACCCAAGAGTACCCGGCTACCATAGAAGAAGCCTTAACAGTACCCGGTGGATCGTTTTTCCCCGAAGTGAAACGGGAAACGCACATTACTAATAAAGAGTTAGAGGGTAAATTAAGGCGCTATGTGTGCATTGACTACGGTTTAGATATGCTTTCCGCTCATTGGATTCAGGTAGATACCAAGGGGAACGCGCAGATTTACCGTGAATATGACGCGCCGGACAAAACTATTGGCGCTGCTTGTGACATTTTACGTTCTTTAAGTGGTGATGAGAACATAGAATACTGGCTTGCACCGTCTGATTTGTGGAGTAGATCACAGGAAACCGGTAAATCCAGGGCGATCATCTTTAGTGAGAACGGATTAAACCTTACAAAGACTTCAAGAGACTTCCAAGCCGGGTGTGCTTCCATGAAAGAGTGGTTAAAAGCGGGAGATACACCGCCTAAACTAACGATTTTAGAGGGATGTGCGCCTAATTTATATAGATGTTTGCAGAAAATTCAAAAAGATAAGAAAAGACCTAACGTCTACGCGAAAGACCCACACGATTTAACCCACGATGTTGACTCGTTGAGGTCTTTTTGTGTTTGGTGGGTAAGATCACCTGAGATTGACTACGACAAGATAGAGACAAAATACCATAACTCAATCTTAGAAGACATAGAAAATGCGTCAGACGAAGACAGGGAATACCTGTTACAGAAGTACGGAGAACCCGCATGAGGTTAAAGACATTTATGGAAAAGGTTAAGAAGACAGTAGCACCTTCACCGGAAGACAAGAAAAGGGATAAATGGCGTGGGAAACTTGAGAACGCAAGAATAGCTTACTCAAGTACCTTAAAAGAGATAGGCACAAATCAGGCCGTATATGAAGGCACAAGAGAGGTAAACCCCAACCCTAATAAGAGTTATGGGGCAAATGATTTGGCTATTAACGTCAGGAATATCGCTTATGAATTGATAGAGTCTCAGGTAGATTCCTCAATTCCCATGCCGAAAGTCACAGCTATCCATGAAGGTGACGAAGCTTTAGCACGTTCCATAGAGAAAGCCTTAGTGAATAAGGTTAAGATGCTGAAACTGTCCATTATCAATGACCAGATGGAGCGTGTAGTTCCGGTACAGGGTGGAGACTTTTTCTTAGTCGAGTGGGATAACGACTTAGGATTCCATTCAAATTACGGCGATGTGACTGTAAAAGAGTTAGTTCCGCGTCAGGTTATTCCTCAACCCGGCGTTTCAAAGATAGAGGACATGGATTATATCTTTGTTCAGGTAGCTCAGACTAAAGATGCAGTCAAGAAAAAGTACGGCGTT